TCTCGCGTCATGTGGCCATCAGCTGACCGCCACCTGCCACAGGTGACCGCAGCCATCGAAGACCTGGTGCGCACCGTCGCAGCCAAAATCAACAGATCGAGAGCGTTGCAGTAATGGCAATCAATATTCCAATCATTTCTGATTTCGACAACAAAGGAATCAAGAAAGCCGAAAGGGCATTTGACGAAATTGGCAAGGCTGGAACCAAAGTCAGCACTTCACTGAAAAATGCTTTCATTCCAGTTGGCATCGCATTAGGTGGCCTAGCCGTTGCCGGCGCAAACTTTGCGATGGCTGCCGCAGAGGATCAGAAATCGGCTGCTTTGTTAGCACGACAATTGAAGGTCACCACCAAAGCAACTGATGCCCAGGTGAAAGCTACGGAAGATTTCATTTTGCAAATGTCTTTGGCAAACGGCGTGGCCGACGACGAACTTAGGCCGAGTTTGTCCAAGTTGGTCAGGGGCACTAAGAATGTTTCTAAAGCACAGAAATTGCTTGCGTTATCGCTAGACGTGTCCAGAGGAAGCGGCAAGAGCCTAAGCCAAGTAACCGACAGTATTTCTAAGGCCCTGGGCGGCAACATGGGCGCACTGGCGCGTCTGTCGCCCGAAGTCAAGCAAATGGTCAAAGACCAAAAAAGCCTTGATGAGATTTTGCAAGCATTGGGCAAAACATACAAAGGTAGTGCTAGTACCGCAGCCAACACGTTTCAGGGCCGTATGGACCGTCTCAAAGTGGCTATCAACGAAACCAAAGAGTCAATCGGGTATGCCCTTTTGCCAATTTTTGAAAAGATGGTGTCATTTGTCCAGGAACGCATTTTGCCTGTCATCCAAAAGTTTGTGGATTCTGTTGGGGAAAAAGGTTTAGGTCAAACACTCAAAAACTCAGGCAAAGATTTGTTCGAGTGGGTCCGCGAAGCAGACGGCTATACCGGCGCAATCATTGACCTAGGAGGTGCAGTTGCACTTCTTGTTGCCGCTTTCAAAGGTTTTGCAGGTTTGACCGCAGCTGCATCAGCCATCACTGCTTTGAGTACCGGTTTAGGTGGCTTGTCAGCGTTTGGTGCCGGCATTGGCGCAGCAGGTTTAGGCGCACTATCAGCAGTTATTGGTTTGTTAGTCCTAAACGTCGCCGCATTCATAAGTTTGTTACGCGACAAAGAAAGTCTTGGCTATGCCATAGCAGCCGTCAAAGACTTTGCATCAACCATTGCAAACATTTTCATTGCTATGGCAAACGCCATTACTGACGCCGCAAACCTTGCGGTCAAGGCAGCAAATCTTCTTGCACCAGGAAAGCCATTTGCAGAGCTTGGTAAAATTGATTATTTCGACGTCAACCGCACAATGAATATTCAAAACAAAGCACCAACAATCGCAAACCCATCCAACTACAAAGACGTAGGGGTCACATCCATAACAGTCAATACAGGCGTTGGCGACAAAGTAGCCATTGCAAAAGAAATTGCAGACCTACTTAGTTTGAACCAACGTCGCACCGGCAACACATTGGCGATGCCGTAATGGCCTACCCACAGCCCAAGGTCTATGTCGCATTTGATGACGGCCCATATGTGCTATCACCAACGTGGACAGAAATCACGACCAGTGTGCGTTCAATGTCTATTGACCGTGGCAGGTCAGATGATTGGGGCACATTCACAGGATCAGCCAATGTTGTACTCAACAACCGTGAACGCCTATTTGACCCTTTCTACACATCAGGCACTTACTACGGCAAACTACTGCCACGCCGACAAATCAAAATAGAAGCCACCTACGGCGGTACCACCTATCCGGTATTTCGTGGATTTATCGACGGATGGCCACCTACCTGGACAGCCGCCGGCGGTGATTCAACAGTCACGATTTCTTGTTATGACGCAATGGCATTGCTTGCACAAGTGCAACTACCTGCCGACTGGTCACGGTCATACATTTTGAGTACGTCGCCACGCCACTACTACCCATGCGACGACCCAATCATTCCTTTTCAAAGTGGCGTCATGACCGATTACGGATCAACACAAAAAAACTTGACTGTGCAAACAAACGCAACATCAGGGAATCAACTTGCAACAGGACTTGTCAACCGATCGTTGGCAGGAACACCCGATGCAACTACTGACTACATTGCAACCAATGACCCAGGCCTCTTGTCGCGTGTACCAGTTTTTACAGCCGACAATGATTTTGCCGTTTCGTTTTGGATTATTCCAGAAACACCATCAACATCAGCCCTTATATCGGGACAAGTTTGCAACTTTAATTGGTACGTCAGTTTTGCAAGCGGCCGTTTCACATTTGGCGTTGCATCAGGCGCAGCAGTCAGCCCCAACTTTTGGTCATGGACAACCACCAGCCAAGTCCTAAACCCAGCAGAACCAGTACACGTAGCAGTCTCATTCAACGCAGCCGCAAAAGCAGCTGCAATCCTCATCAACGGTGTTGACGTCACAGGCACCCGCACAGCCACGTCAACCATTGTTCTTGCCACCACAGCCGACTTCACCACGGTATCCATGGGGCCAATACAACAAATCATCGTCTGGCAAAACGCCATCACCACGACAGTTGCACAAAACATAATTCGCTATTCGCAAGCAAACTTCTACGAAACCACCGCAGCGCGTGTATCACGCATTATTGCCGAAACCCCATTCAGCACATCCTTAGTATCAGCACAAGGCACCCAATACATCGGTCAAATAACAGACGACGCACCGTTTGCCGGCCCTGAATTGCAACAAACTGCAAACACCGAAGGTGGCGTACTTTATGTCAGCCGCGCCGGCACTCTTATTCAACTAGCTACATATGGTCAATTTACTGGTGCAAACGCAGTCACCAGCCAAGTGACCTACGGCCAAGGCGGTGTCGGGCTAGGACAAAATGTTGCAATCCAATACGACGGCGATTCGATGCGAAACATAATTAACGTCAACATGACTGGTGGTGGCGTTGACAAGGAAACTGGATCAGTATCGACCAGCGTTTACGGCCAAGCAACGCAAACATGGAATGCCTACATGCCGTCAATCACCCAATCAACCCTTGTCGGCCAAATGCTTGTCGGTTTTGGACAATACGTCTTTCCCAAGTTCCAAGATTTTGAAGTTGTTTGCAGCCCAGACGGCAACTGGGCGTCAACTATGGGCCTAGACCTTTTAGAGCGCATCACAGTCAAAGTTGCCCCCCCGTCAGGAAACGTCATTACACAAGATTTGCAACTGAACCGCATTCAACATCAAGTCACCCCAGGCGTATGGCGCACATACCTCAACGGATCAGCGCGTTGGGCATCAGTCTTCTATCTCAACAGGTCAGTGCTGGATGGCCCTGACGTACTGCTGTACGCTCAATAGCCATGCCAATCAATAACACCTTTACCAGCGAAATCCTGACCAGTGCAGACATGAACGCGCTGCCTTTTGGCGTCGTCGATTACAAAAGCAACACGACATCAAATACCGGCATCAACACTGCAACTGACATCACCAGCCTGACTATCACCTGGACAGCCATCGCCGGCCGTGTGTACATGGCACAGTTCAACCTAAACCCATATGGCAGCGCAGGTGACTCGTCAAACCAATTATTAGTTTTGGATGGCACAACCGTTTTCCAAAACCGCAAAAACTTTGCAACTTTGAACGTCATCGATTCTGCGTCTGGACAGTATTTCTTCACAACTACGTCAGGCAGTCACACTATGAAAGTGCAAATGAGCAAATCAGGCACAAACAACGTGTCTAATTATGGCGATGCAGCTTTCTTTATCAACAACTTTGCAATCTTTGACTTAGGTGCGCGATGAGACACATAGCACTGATTACTTTGTTTGCATTCACACTTGCAGCTTGTTCCGATCGAACCCGCGTCAACTGTGAACGCACCCGCAACAAAGCACTAGAAATGGTTGCAACAACAATCCAAACAGGGGGAAGTCGCTGTGGCTAGGGAAAAACTAAGCAACGAAGAAATCAAAGCACGCATCGTGTTCATCATTGCACTAGGTCTTGTCATCGTTTTTGTCGTGTCAATCTTTGCAATGCTTTTCAATCTTCTGTATGTAGTACAGCCTGTCGAAATGTCCGAAATGGACGCCGAAACTTGGAAGACCCTAAATCCGCTACTAATGACCCTCGGTGGTGCCCTTGTGGGCGTCGTCGCAGGTAATTCGCTCAAAGATAAACCAAAGGATCCACCAGCCCCATGATTTCTAATGTGTACACAGTGACCACCACGGCCGTCAAGGTCTATGAAACAGGCAACGCCACGAATCGCATTTATGTTCGCGCTACTGGTGCAGACATGTATCTAGGCGGTGCCGGCGTAACAGTCGCTAACGGTTTGAAACTGGATGCAAACAACGTCATTGAAATCACTGTTGATGAACTAGAAACCCTCTATGCCATTGTCAATACAGGCAGTCACAGCCTTGCAGTGTTGTCACCTAGCCAGTCATGAAATACACCGGCTACGACAAGACCGCTGATCAGCGCATGAAAGGTACGGAACGCTTTGTCGAGCTGTGCGGTCGCCGTTGGGGCATGAAAAACCTTGGCACCCTAGTGGTACGCCCCATGCGTAATGGCAAGGGCATGTCTGTACACGCCACAGGCCGTGCAGCCGACATCGGATTCAAAGACACCCCACAAGGCCACGCTGACGCTGTCGAAGCAATGTTGTGGTTTGTCAAGTACTACAAAGAACTAGGCATCGAAGAAGTACACGACTACGGCGGCCTAATCAACGGCACCTGGCAAGGCTGGCGTTGCTCACGTAATGGCAAACCAGGCTGGAAAAAATGGACTGACACCGACAACGGCGGTTCAAAAAACGGACGCTGGATCCATGTTGAACTTGCAAGCAAAACAAACGGTGGCCACGCCGAAGATGACGTTGCCTTGGAAGCAGCTTGGCGCGCACTACCAAAGCCCACCAAATAAATCGCGCGCGTTAGGACAGCGCAGCGCAGCCCCATCGACCAGGTTTCTAGCCTTTCTTTCCAGGTCGATGGGGCACACTCTCAAATGCTTGCAATGTTGTTTGCAATCGGTAATACTCACAGAGCCAACCAACTGGCACGAAAGGAACCCGACATGACATTCGAAGATTTGCCGCTATTCCGTAGCAGCGACCCAACAACAAGCCGTGACGGCGCAAAGCACGTCATGATCCGCAGAACAGGCCAACTAGCCAAATTGCTCTTGTGCTACGCCAACAACCAAATTGGCATGACCGACGAAGAAGCAGGCATATGGACCGGCATGGCATCCATCGGAACTGGATACTGGAAACGATGCAGCGACCTACGCCGGCTAGGACTCATTGAGTACACAGGCACCACCCGCCTAACCAGCGCAGGCACACCCGCAATGGTCTGCACCATCACCGCCTACGGCATCGCAGAAGCCCACAGATTGCGTCAGGAAGCCATATGAGCCCCGATGCAATCTTTTGGTGGTCAATGACCTACGGAACCGTACAAGGGGCATTGCTTACAATTGCCTTGCTGTGGTGGTGGAACCACCGATGACCATCCTGCCGACCTACATCTACGATGCCCTATTGTCAGATGACCGACTAACACTGGTTCAAGTCTTTCGAGATTTTGAAACAGGTCTGATACTGGAAGCCGCCGTATGCAAACGCGACAACATTCATTCCAGTTGGGGACCGCCAATTAGGACACGACAGGTTGATTAGACGAATCATGATTACAACGGCATTATTCATCGCAAGTGCAGCTGCGCCGGCGCAAGCGGAATGGGGACACCCCATGCCAAAAGCCTGGTATATCAAACTTGCCCAATGTGAAACTGGAAACAACACCAGGCATTCGACGCGTTCCTATGTCACTGCCTTTGGCATTTACCGTCGCACCTGGGACAACTGGAATGACACGCCCAACCGCAAAGCGCATTTGCTTACATTTGCACAGCAAGCACGTGGCGTGGATCGCATTGCTTACCACGGTCACACCGAAGGCGGAAGGTATCGCTATCCAGTGGGCCTTTACGGATGGGGTGCAATCAAAAACAACTGCAACGGCCTGAACGATGACTTGTGCAAATCTCGACACCCCGATGTGATAAAAAGAAGACGTTGCAAATAAGTTTGCAAACAGAAAAAAGGAAACAAAATGAAAAACCCGACCGACAGGCATGACATCACAATTGCTGTACGAATCAAACCAGATGATTACCGACTGCTTTGCAGCATGATCGGTGGCGACCTGGGATGCAAACGAATGTCAGATGTCATTCGCCTATGCCTCGAACCAGCCATCGCAATCCTGCGTGAAGACGCAGCAGAGCAAGCCAAAAAAGAAGCAGCTAAAGCAAAGCGTCAAGCAAAAAAGGCAGGCACCAATGTTGCACAGTGAAGCCATGCAAATCCTTGGCATGTTGGCTGTCAAATTAGAAGCAGAAATGCGTTTTGATGAACGCGAAGCCGTCGAATACGCCATTGGCAAACTGACAGCCCAAGACACTAAAGAAGCCATGAGCCTTGCAGAGCAGATTTATAAATCAGCCATCGAAGCAAACGACATGTATCGCAGGGGCTTGATATGAGCGACAACGGAACCTTGCGCGATTTCCTAGAAGATGTCATTGAGGAACGCAATCGACTTTTGCGTCAAGTCGAAATCCTTGAAGCACGTGTCAACGAATTGACAAGACAGCTCGCAGCGACATCATTGGGTCGTGCCATGATGAAAGAAACCTGATGCCCCCTATGGAAAACCGACCACGCCGGCATGATGTCCGATGCACGTTTTACGGCGTTGACGCATTCCCACGGATGGACTGCCGACAATGTGAGCTGCTTGACTCAATCCACATGCTGAACCGCGAATGCGCCATGAACAAAGCCATTATTGA